CCAAATCTAACACCACCACCGCCTGATCCTGTATTTGCCGTAGCTGGAGTTGGATGAGTCCATCCTGTAGCTCCGTTCTGTCCTGCCACACTACCACCAGCAGGGGAGCCAGCCGATCCCGGACTTCCTCCATAATGTCCTCCACCAGCACCTGATCCACCTGCTCTATAAGTTGCATCTACTCCAGCGATATTTGAAGCAGCACCACCGTGAGAACCGCTCGGAGCATCGGCTCCAGCACTTCCCATTCCTCCTCCACCGCCTCCTCTATATGGCGATCCAACATGACCCCAACCACCATCGTTTCCTTGGGCTGGACTCGTTGAAGGAACATTACCTGAACCTTCGTAACCAGCACCATTCGGTCCACCAGATGAACCAGCACCACCACCTGACCCACCATCAGCACCTTGAATTGGTCCAGTACCATCAGTACCAGCACCACCACCGCCAGCAGACGTAATCGTGCTAAAAACAGAGTTTGCTCCATTGGCTCCTCGCAAAAATGCTGTCGTACTTGCCAAGCCACCAGCACCAACTGTAACTGGATGAGTTCCAGTTGAAACAGGAAATCCTGTAGCATAGCGATAACCTCCAGCACCACCGCCACCTCCTCCGCTTCCTCCTCCACCGCCACCTGCTATAACAAGATATTCTACTTGAGCAACTGTACCAGCAGTAAAAACAAAAGTAGATGTGGAGTTATATGTATGAACTTTATAATCACCCACTGTGGTAATTGTTCCACCAGTAGCTGAAGGATAAGAAAAGTGAGGCCAAGTGTTGCCTAATACTGCCGTAACATCTGAGGCAGTATCTCCATTATATGTTGCAATATTATCTTCGGCTACGCCATTAATTGTTGCTATATCTGGCATATTTATCTCCTATACTAAAGTGACGTAATCAGGTGATGGATCAAAAAAGATCATTGTAGCTGATAAAGAATATCCCACCGTTCTGACAACATCACCACTGCCAGTAGGTTTTGTATGTGTAATTCCACCTGCGGTAGTATCGACATAAAGAGGTACACCGACATTAAAAGTCCACGAAGCATCTGCAACAAAACTACCAGCTAGGGCTACATTCATAGCTTCCCCATCGTCTTTTACTTCCAATGCGATTCCTAATAAACTAATTGAGCTACTTGTAGCATCTGCATCAGCTTCTTCCCACCGACCATTTGGATCAAGATAAACTAAATCCATTAGAGTTGTAGTGTACCCAGCAAGTAAAGTGCTTGTTTGTGGGCCGTTAGCTGTATGATCTGTATCTGGTGTAGCGTCAAGAGATAAAGCACCATCTTTACCAACAGCAAGATGTTCTCCGTCAATACTGGCTGCTGCGTAATGCTCCGAATCTATAGCATCATCAGCAATATGGGCGTTGTCTATAGAACCATCTGCATAGTGTTCAGAATCTATTGCATCATCTGCTATGTGGGCGTTGTCTATAGAACCATCTGCATAATGTTGAGAATCAATAGCATCATTGGCTATATGTACTCCATCTATACTTCCTGTAGCATAATGTTCCGAATCTATAGCGTCATCAGCTATGTGGGCATTGTCTATACTTCCATCCGCATAATGTTCTGAATCTATAGCATCATCTGCTATGTGAGCATTGTCTATACTTCCATCTACATAGGCATCCGAATCAATTGAGTTATCAGCAATTTTGATAGCCCCACCACTTGCTCTTGTATAGTTTACGCATTGAACCTGATTTGCAGTGTGTGCAAAAAACTCTGCAACATCACCAGCCGCAGTTATAATATCATCAGCTCCGGGTAGATCCAAGTTGGTAGCATGATGTGTCATCGTCAGGATTCCATCAAACTGAACAAAGAAATGTCTGCCAACTGAAACAGTAAATGCCGCAAAATTTGTGGTTCCTGTCACATCATAATATAAATCTCCATCGGGGATAACACATGGAGAAGCGGAAGCTACATCACTTCCTTTCCCTGAATCTGGATCTGCATCTATAAAAGCTAACTGTCCACTAGCATTTGTGCTAAGCACCTGTCCAGCCGTACCATCAGAAGCAGGTAATATAAATGTATCTCCCGACAGTTTTTTTATTTGATCTACCGCTAATGTTGAAGCCATAATTTACTCCTTTAAATAATTGCCAATACACCGTCACCAGCGATTGTCCACGTGTAAGTATCGTTAACAGTAATCTGTCCCATCATAAACATATTCTTTAATGCGGCTGTTGTAACCGTTGTGTTAGCAGTAATAGTATTTGGATTACTAAATACACCACCTAGAGCTAATGAAGCATCGCTTAACGTATACGTTTGGGTATCTAAATTATTTCCCAACTGGGGTGAGGTATCATCCACGACATTACTAATTCCTGCCGTCTCAGAAGTAACCGCAACAAATGTACTGGTACTAGTGTTATAAACCTTTAATACATTATTGCCTGTATCAAACCATAAATCACCTCCTGTTAAACCAGAACTAGGAGCCGATGCAGAAATCTTATATTCTTCTGCATACCTATCGACATCATCTATAGAAGCACCTACCGTATTTACGTTGGCAATTGATCCACCTACATTATTAACATTGGTGATAGCATTAGATACGGTTTCCATATCATCAATTACACCTGATGCACCCAACAAATCCATATCGGTAATTACTGCCGGGATAGCTAAAAGTGCCATATCAGCAACTGCCGCTGATGTGCCAAGTCTCCCAATCTCTGTTGTCTGTCCAGCCACAACACCAATGTCAACACCATCCGCAGCAACTACTCCAATGTCTGAAGCATCTGCCGCCACTGTTGTTACATCACTTGAAATCCCTGCTACCGTAGTTACATTAGCAGATATACCTGCAACCGTAGTCGTGTTAGCAGAAATTCCTGCAACCGTAGTTACGTTGGCAGATATTCCTGCAACCGTATTTACATTAGCTATATTGGTGGCAACTATATTAGTGTCACCCTCTTTCGCAATGATCTTGTGGTAAGTATAAGTATGAAGAGTAGTAGTTGTAATAACATGCATACCAAGAGAATCTGCAATCGTTGTACTCTGGTATGTAGATGGTATACCGCTAATCGTAACAACTGAAGAATCCAACGCACGACCTGTAGTAGTTACACCAGAACCATTCACTACCAACCCACCTGCATTAGCTATAGACACTACTGTGCCTGCATTATCTTCTGGATCAGGATTAGTATTAGGGAATGATGCATCATCAGCAATCGCATGGAAACCACCCACGTCATTAACAAGTGAAACAATATCATCCCTTACTGCCTTGGATGTTGGGATGGCTTCGTCTGTGCTAGAGAGTGTAGTCTCAAGAGTTACCTCTTCCCAATCACCAGAACCAGTAGCCACCCTACCCATAACCTTATTAGTTGCCGTGGCATCTACAATCTTAGCTAAAGTAACATTACCATCCAATATCTTTGCTGTAATAACTTGGTCAGCACCTATATGTGCAGAATCAATACTGCCATCAGTGTAATGCTCCGAATCAACTGCATTATCAGCAATCAATGTTCCATCAATTGCATCAGCAGCTATATGAGCCGTATCAATACTACCATCTGCATAATGCTCAGAATCAATAGCATTATCCGCTATGTGAGCATTGTCAATACTGCCGTCTGCATAATGCTCAGAATCAATAGCATCATCTGCTATGTGTGCATTATCTATGCTACCATCCGTATAATGTTCCGAATCAATTGCGTTATCAGCTATCTTTGTTCCGTCAACAGCATCAGCAGCCAAATCTGCCGTACTTACATGACCTGCTGCTTCTGCAGCATCAAGACGAACATCCTGTGCGTTTGATTCAGTTATTATCTGATCAAACTCAGCATCCATCTTGGTAGCACTTATAAGTACTGGAGGGACAGCATCCCTGTCAGTCTCAAAATCGCTTAATCTAGTTAGTGTCCCCATATTTTATTTCCTTAATCGTTTGCCTTATGTCCAGAAGGTACATACTTAACACCGTAGAACGCAATACTAATATCAGTCTTGTGATCTGCGGTGAATGAAAATTTAACTGCTCTACCCATTCCTATCATTGGTATTAATACCTTGTTTACATCTGGGAAATCCCAGTATGCAGCTCCCCATTCAACATCTCCCCACTTGGATGGCGTGGTCTGTAAATAAAATGTACTGTAAGGTGTGGATTCAAAATCAAAAAACGTTTCAAGCTTGAATACTCCTGCAGCTCCAGATCCCTTGAACTGAAAATACTTGAATATTTTCTTAATACCAATATTGTTAAGCCACAACCAAGGAGTATCCCATCTCCAACTTACATCTATGTTATCTCCACCATCAGCATAAACATCAATGTTAGTAGCACTCTGATATTCCTTATATACCCTGCCATTTGCCCCACCACTTAATATGTCACCATCTGGTGTGCGAACAGATTGGTATGTTGTAATATCACGGTCTTCCATCCATGCTTTAATAGAATAATCATAAACATAACGTCTTGATATGGATGGTATGTTTATCCAAAATTCATTATGGATCTTATTATTAACAACATTAACTTCATCTGGGTTGGCTACCGCCTTGAGCAACGGATTAATCCTGTCCCTTATATTGTCTGAGAGTTTCTTTGTTCGTAAACCCTGAATGATTAACTCTGCCTTAACAGAATTTACCCCTTCAGGTTCTACCAAGTAGTTATCCAG